ATGTAGTCATCTAATTCTTGCTTTTGCTTGTGCCACGGCCCGTTTCATTGCTGAACTAAATGCGTCCACAGTAACCCTGACCATGCCTTGCGGAGCTTGTGTAGAAAATCCGTTTTTAGTCTTCCCTGGCGGTACTTGGCGCAGTTCTGGCGTTTTAGGTGGGTTCGGATAGCCTCCGTACTCTACTATCCCCGCATACGGTAGATTATTACGCAGGTAATGCGATCTAGCCCTCGACTTTTCAAATGTGGCTTTTATTTCTGCTGCTGCCTGCTGACCCGTTGGGTCGAACCGTTCTCTGGGTCTTTTCTTGGGTCTCGCCTTTGTTGGAATCCAGTTGCCTCGCAAACTTCCTCCATTTTGCTCTGCAACGGGCGTGGCTATCACGATGCGATTGAACATATCAATCGTCACCACATTCATGACCTCTTGAATGCGTCGATCAGTAAACTGAGCGAACTCGCTAACGTCTAAGCTGAAGCTCATAGTAAACGTCCTCGCCAGATGGGGATACAGTAACCACGTTCATGACTCGGTAAGTCAATGAATTGAACGTGCAATCATCGTCAACTAGCGGTTGCCCACCGTTGACTTCTACAATTAGACGTAAATCGTCACGCTGTACGGTCTCACCGTCGATTTCTCGCGTGCCATAGTTGAATCTGGCCGCTTTGCTGGTGAATTGGCTGACTGTGCCGCCTGAATAGGAACCAGTGGCGGGATTAAATGTCGCGCCCGTTGTTCGGCTGAAGGTAGCGTCATTGCCAAAGTCTGTGAGCAATCGCTTAGCCGTACTTGCAAGCCCTGCATAATCGACCATTACGCCCTCGACACTGAGTCAACAGATACCGTTATTTTCTTCAACGCCGTCGTAATTGATGGCGTCATGCGCTTCATCCCAGTCGTGCTGGAATATGTCACCTCTAAATCGCCCACTTTTTCCTTGATTGTTTCACGTGAAACAGGGTCCAGGTAAAAATCGCCATCATCAATAGACTTGGTGATTTCGTAGACCGCGTTTTTGACTTGCTGCGGGATCGTGTCAGAGTTGACGGAATATGAATCAATAACCACTTCAGTACGTGGCCATTGTAGCGGCTGCGTGTCCGTAGCCTTCCTGCCCAAAAAGTTCAGGTTTTCAAAATAGTCCATGGCCCTAATAATGTGCTGTTCAATGTGTTCCTGCTGGTTTACGTGTTCCAGCGTGATGCCGCGAGCCGACGCCCAATCAGAATAATCCTGAAAGGTAACGTATGAGTTCGCGCCTGCTACACCTGATCCATCTTCAATAACTAGGGCCATGTCCTGTCCTTCTAATAAGGGGGCCGAAGCCCCCGCTTTATTAGCCGAGTAGCGTTGCTACCATGTCGGGCTTCCATACCTTTACGCCCCATGCAGAAGCGATCTCGATCATGGTTTTACGATAGCCCTTATAGACTCGAACCTCAAACACCAAACCGCTTCTGTCATCAGAAACAGTCAGCACGTCGGTTGCTGCGTCCCCAGATGCAGGAACTGCGGGAGGACGGATAGCAAGCTCCATTGCACGACGGTGCATTGCAATGTTGGCCGTGTAGTCATTACCAACAGTGATTGCAGCGTTGTCAGCCAGAGCAACTCTCAAACCAGGGGTGCCGATTGAGAAGCTGCCTGCTCCGAGCGCAGAGTTTACGACGTACTTGTTGCCAGCGTCACCAGCAAAAGTAACAATATCGCCAGCCAGGATCGTGCCACTACCAGTGTCGGTAGCGATAACAGAGTCCTTCAGAGCTGAGGAAGCGTCGTTGAGCAAGTAGCCCGTACCAGTTCCCTTTGTGTGAAGCTGGATCTGGTGAGACTCTTTGATGCTCATGCCTTGGAGGTTCAGCAATTCGCCTTGACGGAGCAAGCTGTCATTACCAGCGGTGTTCACCTGCTGGAGGCTTGCCAAGTTGCGGAGCTTTACGCCAGCCGCAGTGTTCAAAACGAGTGATACTTGGCCATCGTCAACGGGCATTCCGTTGTCAACCAAGATCTTACGAAGCTCTGCCACTTCATTGAAGTTAGATGCGAAAGGCGTTGTGCCAGCCGTACCAAAAGCTCGTGATGAACCCTTGTAAGCTGCGTCTGCCAAGTCAACCTCGATTTCGTTGCAGATGGTTCGCATTGCTTGTGCGATCTGATCGCCATACACCGTCTCGAAGCCGATACCGTTGTTAAGGTGTCGGATGTCTTCCCCAGTGTAAGGGATTTGAACCGCTCGGCTCTTGGTGATGGTCATCGTTTTGTTATCAACGGTCTGATCTGTCCCTTCCGGAATAGTCATAGACTCGCTGATGTCGATGGCGCTCACTTCACGAGTGAAAGACGCACGGATTACGTCGCCTTTAGCTACACGCTCAGAGCCATTGCTGTTAATGGTTGATGCAGGGATGAAGCCTACGAGTTCACGCCCTACGAGGTCTGCCGCTTTGTAAAGGTCGGCAGCAAGATCGGTTAAAACATTTGCCATTGTTAAAGTTCCTTAAATTATTCGTCATAAAGTTTCCCTCCTGATTCGAGCCAGTCTCGCCGCTCTTGGTGGCTTAACTGGTCAAAGTCCCCTCTTGCCATTTCCTTGCTACGCGCCTCGGCCCCGCCTTGCGCTCGGACGGCCCCGCCGCCCTGTGCCTGACTACCATCAACCAAAAACGGGTAATTCGTTGTGATTGAGTTCGTAAGGTCTTGTAGTGATGAAACCGTCAGTTGGCCTGAGTCGTCCGTCACCCTTAGCTCGCCATCAACTAAAGTCAGCCGTTGACTGATCTCTCGTTGAAGTAACTTCGCCCTGCTAATGTCTTTGGTTAATGAGGACGCCAAATTCATGGCCTCCGTATCAATCTTGGAATTAGCTATGTTTTTGTTCATCTGCTCGATGACACTTTTTAGCTGATCAGCTTCTTGCTTCTGCGACTCAAACAGTTGCTTGTAGTCGTTTTCAGCTTTCGCTTTTTCTTCAGCCTTGGCACGTTCTGCTTGTCTGGCCAACTCTCGCTCTTCTTTAGCGAGTTTGGTTTCATCCATCAGCTCGTCCACTTTTGCGCGTAAACCTTGGGTTTCTTGTTCAAGCTGTTTCTTGAAAATCTTCCCAATTTGTTGATTTACCTGCTCTTTTACCTCCGCGTCTAATTCGACGTCTTTCAAATAGTCCATTGCTCAGCCCCGCCTTGCAATCGAGTGGCCCCGCCACTCACCCATCCAATGATTCGAAAATCAAAGGCTCCTGCTGCCGTAGTTCGTCCAAGGTGTAAACCTGTCCGCTTCTATCGACAAATCGGTCCAAACTGAGAAGGCCCCGCCTAAACAATTTAGCCCTAGTCACGCCCAAGACGTTTTCTTGAAACGCCTTTGGCTGCCTACTTAGCCAACTGGCATAAGACGTTTGACTGTCTACCAGCTTGACTTTGCCGCCAGGACCAACTGACGGCCTATTCGTTTTTACGTCTAGCCCAAGATCAAATTCCGGCTTTACAACAAATGTGATTGTGCTTCGGCAATTAAAATGAGCCGGAGGCTTTGGATTCTCATCAATGTCATCAAAGATCTGCTGATCTCTTGACGCGCATATTAGTGAAGTCCGATCATCTAATGTTGCTATCCATTTGTACTTGTCAACGTATTCCTTATTCTGGGCCATGAATGCCCTTCGCGTTTGGGTGGCTACGTGATTCGTTATCGTTCTTGTTAACGTTGCCGCCTGACGCTTCTGTATGCCTCCCAGAGCCATTATCGCTGCTGAGATGGCCTGCGATGTCTGTTGGGCAATAACGCCCTGACGCACCGCCTGTACGACCTGTACAGCCTTGGTCGCTCCAAACTGAGAAAGAGCCTGCCGCATCGTATACCCGCGAGTAGGCTCTAACTGCATTACATTTGTTCCTAGCGCGATCTTAACGTCATAATCTGCTGGAACTTCTGCTGCTATATTACTGAAATTATTGAGCGTTTTATAGTTAAAGTCTAGCTCATACTGAGCAAATCGCTCCATTTCATTAATAGTATTTTCTGACCATACGCCGACTCGCTCATTGTAATAAGCCATAAGGTCATCAATAAGCGATCTAACCAAAGATGCCGTGAGGACATCTTTCGCAGGGACAAGTCCAGCCGCGCCCTCCAAGATTGCGAAGATGGCCGCCTCTGCTGCCAACTCACGACCTCTTGCATACCGAAGGAGCATGATTTGATGTCTGAGAATGGCGTCTTCGATCTCATCATTGGTTGCCATGCCATTGCCTTACGGTAAATCTGCCGAGGCAGGGATCAACTTGCTAGCTTTCTTGACGTTCTGATTTATGACTTCCAGCTTTCCATCGAGCGTGCTGTCAGAGCCAACCGCCGTGGCTATTCCTGCTGTGGTCATACCTGGCTCTGCGAACTGAGCCGCGACCGCTGCTGCTAGCTGTTCGTAATCGATTGGCGTTGATGCCCCAGACAGCGAAATACCAGAAACGGTAGCAGGAAATACTGGCGAACCATCGGTGAAATAGTACGGCGTAGAATAGTCGTCTGAGTACAAAATCCCACTAATAGCCACCCCTCGTGGGTCATAGAACAACTTCCAGCCGTTGATCGTGAAGAACGTGCCGCCCGTTTGCCTGCCAGGAATAGGATCTAAACCCGTAAAACGCATCGCTGGTAGGTACTGTGAATTTTCGACACGCTCAAACCAACGAATCCACGCTGAATAAACTTCTGTCTGAATGTCTAACGCAGTAACGCCAGCATTGACCTGGATGCTTTTAGTGATGCCGTTAAAGCTCACCTTGTCATCGTCTAGCCACTGCTCGCCATGACTTATCCAGAGGTTAAGCGCCATTGCTTACTGAATCCGCTCTTTCCAGCTTAATGCAGAATTGACCTTTGTGTCTGAGCTTGGAGCAACGAAATGACCAATCATGAACGTCCAAGCTGATCGTGATGGCGGCGTACCTTCAATGTCTCCATCTGCTGCTGCGCCCGCCCAGCCAGAACCGTCAATT